CAGTGATATTAAATATCATTATATGAGCAATAAATAAGGGGGCTTATTAAGCCCCCGTGTATTTATTTCCCTCCTATAATCGCCCAGGCGATGCTTTCCGTGGTCTTTGCTATGAATCTTTCGAACATGTGGCATAGTGTGTTCGCCGCCCCGCTATGTCTATTTATCCATCCGCTAATAGTTGCCAGGATTAAAAGCGTTAATGTCAATATAATGAGTTCGCTCATTCTTTAAGCCCCCTTTATAGTTGCTCATCCATCCAAGCGTTGATTGCATCGGCCTGTTTAGGCGTTGCTAGTATTTTAAAATGTGTAAGGCTATAAGCTCCGCTTACTTCAAACTCGAAATTGTTCTTTGTAAGGTAATACGAAAGTCTTTCGGCATCCAGTCCACTTAATTCAACGTTGTAATACCTTTTCATGCTTTACACCCCTTTCGTTTTGGCGTTAAATTAAATAGGATATAAGGGAATATTTACGTATTTGCCCTCTCTGTGCTCCTGCTATCCTTACAGGTCGTTCTTTTAGACGATTTGCGCTATTTTCAATTTTCATCACAAACAGTAGCGGTTCTACACGTCGCCGTTATTGCACTACGTTATTTGAATTTTACCCCCTTTCGTTTTCTGTACCTTTATTCTATCACACTCTATTTTGTTTGTCAACACTTTTTCAATTAAAATTTTAGGGGCCGGCAAAACGCCAGCCCCTATTTTATCTCCACTCGATTTTTCCAAGTCTTTCCCGTTTGCGTATGTATTCTACCGTGTAATACCCGCTGACATTATAATAGATATTGAAACACTTATTATAAGGTATTTTCCCGTCAACGTCCTGTATTACTTTATATGTACCATATTCATCCGGGAATAGGTAAACTTTTCTCCCATGTATTATAGCAGTTTTCATTGTTTCATGTAGGTAATATTATTAATAAGGTATCCACATTTCAACAGAACAAAAAGCGTTTGTTCAAAAAGTGATTGTTCAACGTTCGTCATAAATTCATTTTCTTCTTTATCGTTGATTTTTACACTATATTCAATCGTAATCATTACAGTTCCTTTCCAGGCGTGCGCCCCTGTGAAATTTTATTTTGAAATTTGGTTTTTCTTGAAAATCCTTTTTCCCATCGTGCAATCTGAAAATCGAAATAAAACACCCCCTTTTATTTTAAGGTTTCCTCTAAAGCATCCCTAATTAAATCCCAAACATCTTTTCTTTTGCTGGCCCGTTCTCTGATTTCTTTAGCCGTTTCCAGCAAGCTGTCTGCACTTGTAATTAGAACCGATAAAGTCAGAGATACAGATTCTCCATTACATAATTCAAGCAAATCTTCTTTTGCTTTTTCAATTATGTCGAAAGACCTTTCAGCAATTTCAATTTCTTTTTTGTTCATTGTTCTAGCTCCTTTCATTTTGCTATGATCTTATTATACACTTTAAGTGGTACTCTGTCAAGTGGAAAATGCGGTGGAAAGGGTTGAAAGTTTTTCCACCGCATTCCCAGGCGCAACGCCTATAGGGTAGTTAAGTTGTACTCTGACCAATAATTAGGAAATGCACATTGCCCTCACAAGTCCTGCTGTCACCGTTCATTAGCTGAATTTCTGGCAAGTATCTTCTTAAATTATCATCCCTGTTATCAACATCCAACACTACTAGCGCGCCCTGGTAGTTGGTGCTTCTAAAGTCTGCACCAATAAAGCTAGGTGCTTCTGTAAACGGGGAGGGGTAGGGGTAACTTTCGTGAGAAATGGGGCTGTTTGGGGTGCGATACAACGACCCCAACGCCTGAGTTAAACTGGCGTTAACGGGTACGCTTGCGCTTACAATTTGCCATCCAGTTGTAAACTTAATGGTTGTAAATACACCACTTGTTGTAATACTTTTTACGTGTTTGTATGCTTGCATATCTTGAATAACTAGCGAATGCGAATTTACGGTGGATTCAAGACTGCTTACATCATTTGTGAGATCAGATACCGTGTTTTTAAGCTCATTATCAACTGTACCGGGGTCATATTTACCGCCTACTGTGCACCCCACCTTAGCGCCGTCCCCGGTGACTGAACCGGCAATACACCCCATAAGTGTGCCGTTGTTCGACACGTTTACACCAGACAAGTTGCATCCTTCTAATGTGGCGTTGGTAGGGATTGTAATGGAAGACCCCGTATATCTGCATCCGATGAATTTTACAGGAGTGTTCCCCGTGCCCTCAAAGTTGATACCTTCAAATTGGCACCCTATAAAGGTGATTGTACCGGCGCTATAACTGGTGTTGATGGTGACATTTTGGAATGTGCAATTCTGATAAGTTTCCAGACCAGTACAGTTGATTCTTGCACTTGCTCCAAAGCTTACATTTTTTGCTTTTACTTCACCTGTTGCAATCTGTCCGGTGACAGTGCTTAGCGCACTAATATTAAGGGTATCTACTTTTGTGTTGCCCTGGAAAATTGCGGATGCTGTCCCTCCAACGGTGCCAGTGATATTGCACCCGTTGTAAGTATTTCCACTCCCCAGAATGAGTGCATCACCGCTCGCTGTTCCACTTAAAACAAAGTTGCAATGTTCCAGCGTGCAATTATTTCCTACATTTACAGGTGCACTTACCTTAAAAATGCAATCGTGGTAATCGCTTCCGTCTGTTCCCTCAATGCTAGTGAATGTAATACCGTTGTATGTGCCTTTCGGCATTTTTACGGCTGAAATGTTGATTTCTTCGCCCACAGGCTTAAAAGCTTGAAAAGCTGTGCTTAAATCGCCAAATTGATAAGAGCCTGGACTAAATTTAATCTCGGTCGCACCAAATTCAGCACTTAAGAGCCAAAGCAAAATAGGGGTGTTTTCGCTGGTGCTCTTGTTTTCATCACCGCCGAACCATTTAAAATACGGTGCCTTTACATTATTAGAAAAGCTATCTCGCACAATGATTTTGCCGTCAAATACCTGTGCATTTTGTTCAGCAATAAACGATTTCAAGAATGTTACAGTACAGGTATCATCACCCGTATAATGTAGATAAGCACCAGGCATAAATTGCACATAGCACGGTATTGTAGTATCTGCGCTAATGTTATAAGTGCCAGGAAGAAGTACAATGGGCGTTTCAGCGTCAAGGGCATTGAAAAGCATTGTGTTATCTGTGGCCCCATCACCATGAATAGTTTCGGGAACAATCCAAGAAACGTTATTATTTAGTGTTTCAATTTCTGTTTCGTGCTGTTGGCTTATTGTTTCCAGAGCGGTTACCCTGTTGTTCATCTCATCTACAGCAACATCACCACTAGACCAATAAGCCCAATACTCGGTGTTAGTGACAGGAGTTCCAGCAGGTACAGGCTTTCTTGATACATAGCCAACGCCGTTACTTGTCACAAGGTCAATGGCTTCGTAAGACGTTTCATTGTTCCATTCACCCATAATACGGGGCACATATCTTGCACCAACATAAATGTTTTGTGGTTTCATTTATAAATCCCTCCTTAGTTACCATACATATAAATAGTAACATAGCCGGTAACACTTCCACTAGTTGGGCGAATAATATAAAACGGACAAACTTTTGTTTTCATATGACTGGAAGAATCCATGTTAGGCCACACTATACCACCTTGGTTAGCATTTGTCGTATAAGTCATATTGATGAAAGGTTCACTACTAAAGGTATAGCCACTAGGTAAGTTCTGTTCAAAGAATGGTGTGTCAGTGCGATACCAATTTCCTAGTGCTGTGCTACATCTTATATTACTAAAACTACACTTAATCCACAGTTCTTTGTAACCGTTGCTCCATTTTCTCCCCCTGTACGTCATACCGCTAGTAATAGTGCCATTAGTTTCGCTAGTAATGTAATTGTAGTCCACATTCTGTGCAATGCTTAGAGCATTATTTGCGGTGGTTTGTGCATCCTCTGCATCATTCAATGCCTTGCTCGCATTAGTAGTTGCTGTTTCAATACTGGCTTGCATACCATTTACTTGCTGTTGCAAAGCATTTAAGTTCGTATTCACACTTGAAGAATTGATAGCAGAATTTACCGCCGTGCTAAAGTCCGTAATCTCAGTTGTAGGGTGCGTATGGGCAGATGGTGTAAAGGTGGAAGGTTTATTTTGGATAGCATCCCATGTCACACTTCCAGAGCTTCCACCACCAACCCCTGCGGCTTCTGCTTTCTGTTTAAAGACCTCGTTGTCTACGTTGCTTAAAGTAATATTAGCGTAATTCTGGGGGAAAGCCGAGATACTTTGTTGCAATCCTCCAATTGCATCAGTTAACCCCGTAATGTCGCTTTGTGTGTGGCTGTGTGTAGCCGGGGGAAAAGTGTCTGGTTTGCCGCTTATATCATTCCAACTTGTGGGGAATGTGCTTGGCTTACCTTCAATTGCGTCCCATGTTACGGTTCCTTCTTCCGGTATAACACCAGCGGCCTTTGCTTTCGTCAAAAAATCTGAATTTGACACATTGTCAAGTGTCTTATTGGCTGTATTGCTTAAATTAGTTTGCAAAGATGATAAAGTTGTATCAAGTCCCTGTATATCAGAGGTGCCGTGCTTGTGTGCAGAAGGCGGAAACTGAGAGGGTTTTTCAGTAATATCTGCCCACTTAACGGGGTAACTCTCTGGTTTGCCTGTAATAGAATCCCACGTTGTGGGGAAATTATTAGGCACTCCGGTAATGGCGTCCCATGGCACCGAAGTTACACTTCCGCCGGCCCGATAAGTAAAAGCCCAATATTCTCCACCATCCTCGCCAGGCGCAACACCCTTTGGTACATCTTTCTTCGAGGTGTAGCCATTTCCATCCGTGTACACTACAACCGATAGAGGTTCGTACTCGCTTTCATTATTCCATTCCCCATAAAATTTAGGAACGTAACGCATACCTATATACCTATTAGCCATTATGCTTCTAACCTCCATACTTTTCTACTTAGTGTTATAGAATCCCCCGTTGTGTATATTGTATTATATCCCACAAGACTTGTCAACTGTCGGTTGCCGGTGGCCTGGAAAGGCTCGGGAGTGGCGAGCTTGTAGGCAACCTGTGCCCCAGTGGTGGGGGTTGTCCCAGGGGCATACACATCCCGGTCACTAATCCACTCTCCCGGCAGCGATTCCCCGTTATAGCTGGCAATATAGCCCCAAGTCTTACTCCCCATCCCCGTTACACAATCCACCGTACCGCCATACACCGTTTCCGGGAGAGCAATGTCGTAGGTGTCGCCTTGGTAGGGTTCATAGTCGGTGGGAGTGGAGCCTGTGCACATTGTAGCAAGGTTGCCATCGTTTTCGGCCTTGCCTGAATCTAACTCAAGATAAAAAGATTCTAAGGCAGTTATGGTCACCAGTGTGGTAGAATACCAAATTCCAGTCCGTTCCCTTTTTTCGTTAAATGTTTGAATTTGGAGAGATTTAAACGGTGTATAGAAGCTATAATTTCCCGCTGGGAATAAGGGTTGCCCATTTTGATACAAGTCTTGGCGTCCCCATACATAAATATTTGTACTGGGGTTAGCAGGAGCATCTAACAAATTCTTCCCGCACCTCGTCAAACTCAGAGATTCGTACCCAGTGATGGGCCGCACATTCTCCGGGCTTGGTTCTCCACTGCCCTCCTGTTTGGGCACTAAACTTATACTAGGAAAAAGATATTCCGTGTCGCTTGCTTTCCAGCTTATGGGGTTCCCGCTTAAAGTTTTTAGGAGATACAACGTTTTTATCATATCTTTTTCAAAGCGCCCATTTAGCGGGTAACCATAGTCCGGGGTGATACCGTTATTATATAGCTCTATAATATCCGGCTTTAATAAAAGCTCATTAAATTTTTCAGGCATATTACCACCCCTTACCAGTTAAGCACTAAATGGCATTCTAGCGGGTCGCCATAGGGGATGGTGTCAAAGCCCAGAAAATCCCATGAATCGGGTATATAAGCGCTGAAATATCCATCTGCCGTAAGTCCAAACGACACATAGGAAACAATCTGCGCAACAAGCTTTTGCACATTTTCATCGATAAAATCTTTAATGGGGTCAAGGTATAAATCTATGTAATCACCGTTTTTGATTTTTTCCAATGTTTCATTCATCTCGGCAAGGTCAGCCGATATACTTTGCCGTAATTCAATAAACTGGTTTGACAGGTTTTGCTGTTGAATGTTAAGCTGTGCAAGAGCAGCTTCATAGTTCTCTTGCGTTTCAAACATTGTGTTCATGTAATCCGTAAGTTTACAAAGCACTTCATAGTAGCTTAAACTCTCATCATACACCAAAGGCAAAACCTTTTGGCAGTAGAATTTAAATTTATTAGAAGCCATAAAAGCACCTCCTTTTAATAAACACCCATAAATAGGGAAGAAAGGTCATTGATTATTTGCATATCAATATTAATTATCATAGCTCGGTAGTCTTTAATCATTTGCGCAAGAGAACGGTTTCCAGATAAACCCTTTCTAGTTTTGGTAGTTTCTTCCGTGTCATTACCTGTTCTAGTTCTTTCGCTATCTGTTATATCCTTGCCACTTAAATTTGTAGTACCTTCATTTTGTTGAGCACCAGAAGCATATAAGCTATTACGGTTAGGGTTAACTTGTGCCTGTGGGTAATCTCTAATTAATGTATTACTATTTGTAGTACCATCTTGATTAGTGGTGGCAGTTGCTTTTCCTGTTTCATTTGCTTTACTATCAAGTGTTCTTTTTAAGGTTTCCGTGATATCCACGTCATATGTGATATTATAATTTTTCACTATCGTTTTATACAGTTCCACGTAATAAGGCATTATTTCATTCATCTTCATAAGTAGGTAAGTTCGCCACATTTCAACGGTTTCCAATCCTATTTCACGCCTTAAATAATGCAATGTTATTTTTCTTTCAAGCTCTATCCTGTGTCCTTCTTCCCATATCGGAAAATCAAAATCGAAAATATAGTTTCTATTCGCTTCATCGATTCTAGTTAAAAGGGGGCTTTTTTCATTGCTGTTAGCATAAACGATGCTTAATACCTCTGTTGTGTATTTAGCCATCTTCATCCCCTCCTTTGTCGTTTTTAGCTTTTTCACTGTTTACAACTGTTTTCATTTCAGACTTAAATTTAACTGAAATGTTAATGCCAAACATCCGGTTAATTTCTTCACAAGCCTGTTGTCTGCTTTGCAAGGCCACATTTCTAGCCATTTCCGTAAAGCCATAGCTTCCCGCCACTTCATCGGCAATTAGACGTTCCTTTTTGTCCTGGTTATTATTTTCAATTCCTAAATACGTTAAGTATTCATTGATAAGTTGATGTTTCTGCACTTCTAGCTTATCAGTAACGTAAGGTGCCGTTGTATCAAGCACATCTATATTTTGCTCCCGTGCAAGGCTCTTATCACCGAAAATAAACGGCTCGTTCCCATCCCACTGCATAAACAGGTTTTTCATAGTCAAACGCTGTTCTTCACTGCAAAGGATAACTTTAGGCGTTTTCTGCCCCTTGATGTTTACATCAATCGTTCTTTGAATGTCAGCCAACCTTAAGGCGGCAAGCTGAGTAGTAAGGAAATCGCTTTTGTGCAAATAGTTGTTCCATATAATAACGCTGTCTGCCTTTGTTACAGTATTATTATACTGCCCGTTACTTGCGTAAACATGGCGCACCTGCGGAATATCGTACACATCAAAAGCTCCGCCAAGATTAGCATTAAGGCACAAGTACCCAATAACGGGGTCTTTGAAGAAAACACAATAACCCCGCTCAAAGAGCGAACGCTCCATGAAACGTACATCGATAGTATCCGGTACACTCTCCCACTCAAAGCGATTCATGGCGATTGCTGAAAGCCTATCAAAGTAATCAATATATGTTGCGTTGTTCAGTTCGGCGCTTGCCCATCTCTTTAATCGTCTTGATTTACCCATGTCTGCCCTCCTTATACAATAGAATTATCTGCTAGGAAATTACCGTATTCATCTTTATTGTGCCAAAATCTAATACCATTATTAAAACAATTTTGAATCGCTTCCGCATAAGATGGAGGGATCTCTCCTTTACCCTGTAAAAGCGCATTTTGAGTCTTGATATAATTAAAATTCCTTCTACTATTTAAATAAATACTGTTTGTGATTTTCCCTATTGTAATGACATCGTTCTGTTGATAACCAAACATAGTAAAAAATTTATCTAGTCTAGTTGCGTAATCTTGCCTAATGCTTAAATCAGTAAACAAGAAATCTTTAGCTTTCATGGCAACAAGTGCCCCATTAGCCGTCTGTCCGTTTGCCTGGGGCGGTAAGCTTCTTGTAGCGTTTTGCTTAGCAAGAGTTTGAGCAATTCCGAAAATACTTGATACAGTTCCCCCAATATTTGCGCTTAACAAATTTCCAATTCCGCTAGCTACTTGTGCTCCCAGTTGTAAATCTTGCCCAGTAAACGTCATACCCAATGCGGACACACTCCCCATTTGTGCAAGATAGGCCTGATAAGCATCGGTCACCCACGCACATTGGGGAAAGCCTGACAATGTTAAGCCATAGTCAAAAGCGTTTCCTGCTTCGTCTGTTCCTAACGGCTTCATGCCGTTGTAATCTTGGGGAATCAGTTTAATGATAGGTGTGGGAGAAAAATCACCAACCATTAAAAACTTATATGCATTTTGTCCGGGGTCATCGTCAAAATATTCATAGTGATATTCGGCACTTTGTCCCGCCATATTTGATACAAGCAACATTTTATAAGGATATGTTAACAGCTTTTTATTTTTAGGGGAGTACCCGTCAAGCGTTTCTCTAAACGCACCTTGATAAGAAAATGCTACAGTTGAAACACCAGAAGTGCCTTTTGCGGTCACAAAATTACTCGGCATTTGCCATATTGCCAAAATTGCATTTGATTTATTAGATTCAGTTAACATTGTAATAAAGTCATTAACTTCTGATGCTGTGTCAAATTCCAAATAGTTCAAACCACTGTAAATGCCATTATAATAATCACCCTCAGAATCACTCCCATATTTATTAACTGTTGCCGCTACTATAATTTTATAATCATTAAATTTTTCCGTTCGTTTTGCATCATTAATGATATAATCACCAAGCTCTAAATTTTCCGGTATCAAATTATTACCTATTGCATCGTTAAAAGCGTGGTAACGTTCAGCGAATGTGCCATATCCTAAATTAATATCAAACATAAACGTTTGAATTACATCTACATCATAATGTATGCGGGTTGTGTACATATCTATAAAATCAACCTGCGTTATAAAGCCAAACCACCATTTACCTGTGCCAAAATCAGTATTAGTAAAAGCAACATAGTTGCAATCAAGATAATCATCAGCTGGCCCCGGAACAAGAACAGTGCCCTCCATAACTCGAAAAGGCGTAATGTTCTCAAACCTCTGTTTAGTGCAACTGACAATATAACGCATTTGGGCGTTTGAATCTGCCCAAAGAATAGTATCACTATAATTCGGTTCGAAACAAACGCCCTTACATATGCGTATCTCGTTTTTAGGCACATAGGGCGGGTTCGGCGTTAAGAAAACATCTTCATAGGCCATACCCTAGCCCTCCTTTTATGCAGAAACAGTCACAGTAGCAGTATCTTTACTGCTAGAATTGTATACACTTGTTGCGGTAACAGTAATAGTAGGCCCTTCTTCATCTGCCGCAAGCTTCAAACGCCCCTGTGCATCGATAGTAGTATTGCCAGAAGAATTACCGGAAATAGTCCATTTTACACCGGCAGGAGCGAACCCGGCATTAGTAACTTTGGCGTTGAAAGACAGCAAAGCGCCGGGGGAAGCTGTGGCAGTTTTGGGAGTGACGGCAACAGCGGAAACAGCAGGGGTTTCAGTGCTGAACAGCAACGCATTAGCAAACGGGGAAGTGCTGAAAGTTTTCCATGCGTGAAGGAAATAGTTCCAGTAAAGGCCCTGCCCGTTGTAAGCGTCCGTCATCTGCTGGAAGTTGTCGAAAATCATAAAGAAGGAGCTATCGACACAGATCGCGGGGAGGGCTTTCAGTTTAGTGTTATCGCCCGTCTGAATGGTTTCATAACCCGGATTTTCACCAAGAAGCGCATCAAGCCGGGAAATCTCGCTCGCATCAAATCCGAAAGAATCCACACGAATAATACGCCCCATAAGCTCCACCTTATCGATGTTAAAGGCAAGAGCCAAGGTTTCAACGTCCACCATGTTGGCAAAGGCGGTGGACATGATAAACACCTGATTATTTTTCTCGGTGAAAGTGTGAACGCCAGCAACGTTATAATCAGCCTTCAAGAACGTAAGATTGTCGCTCATGGTCTTGAGAGTAGTAACAATAGCATTGCTGTTTTCGGCAGTTGCGGTGGCAATGTTAACGGGGTAAAACTGACCATTAAGAGCGGCTCGCGCCAGCATATACTTCATAACGAGAAATTCATCATAGTTTTCGCTGGTGTAAAGGGCTTCCGTGATGCGCCCCACAAGGTCAGAAATGCCCTGGAAGGACAGGAAAGCTTGCTGAAGCTGGGCCTGGGAAACTGTGGTCTTATAAAATTTCTGATAATTCATGGTGTGGAACGCACTGCGCACATCGGGAAGTTTGCGCTTGAAAACCTCATTTTCTGCGGTTTCCGGGTCAAAGTTCTGGGCAGAAACGATATTCACAAACAGTTCTTCGATACTCTCGCCATACTCCATCATACCGCGCTTAAACATGGCCCAAGGGTTGCTGTACAACCTGGAGTTGATAAGCACAAGGCCAATGCGGTTCACAAGAGCATTAAGAAAGGCGTTGGCATTGGGCTGGAAATCGCTGATAGCTTCGCCGGCGGCCCTCAAACTCTGCAAAGCCATTGCACGTGTAGCCTTGGTGCCGTCTGCAAGGACTTCGCCTTCATTAAGCACATGGGGAACATTGGTAAGCCCTGCCGCATTCGCTACAGAGTTAACAACATCGGCGGCAGTTGCGTTTAAATTCTCTTTCTTGGGAATACTAGCCATAGTTTAAACCTCCTTAAATAAATCGCTGATATCTTTTGCCTGTGGCTCCATAATTGTTGGTTCTTCAACGTCCGGGGTTTTAATTTTTTCCTCCGGGGGGTTAAAAAACCGCGCAATATACTGGGCCTTTAGGCTTTCGTACTTTCCTTTATAGTCGTTTGCGTCAGTCTGGTTCGGGGTCACCGTGAAAGCTTCCTCTCCATCGTCAAGCCAGCCCTGACAGGTGCCCTTAATGATGGTTTCACGCTCGTTCAATTCATCCCGGATAATACCCAGCTTTTCTTCCATCTCGGGAGTTAAACCCGCACTTTCTAGCACTTCGCCTAAAATTTTGTTAATCGTGTTCCCGTTGCGCATTTTAAAATAACCTACCTTTCAATCTAAGCCAAGGATTAAAATAAAGTCCTATTCCGCCCTTTTGCACCCTGGCCGTTGGCGGTTTAGGTGGTTCGGGGTCAACGCCGCCCCCACCCTGTGGGGGATAGTCTAAATAAATGAACCCCTGCACATAAGCTTCACTGGGCATCCAAGAAGTAGCTACATAACCATTAGAGGGATAGAGTGTTTCTATCCAGAAGAAGTCATCGGGCCAACCCGAGTTGCTAGTAACTATACTTCCATCGTCATTTATTTGTTCGACTACTGCAACGTGTCCACCATCACTATACCATGTAACTATTATAGCACCTAACTGGGGTTCTTGTCCAGTCTTTTTTCCCATTTCTAGGGCATCATCCCACCATGTATTTGCATTACCTAACGGAAGCTCCGGGCGGACATTTTGTATTTCCCACCAACGCCCCCAACAATAGCATGTACAGTTTGGCAACCCATATCCCGCTGTATAAAATGGGTTATCATCATACCAAAAGGGGTTACCCTTCATGCCGTTGCTGTCAAGTCTCGGAACAAACTTTCCGCCGGTTGGGTGCTCCTGAATCCAGTTGAACCAATGCCTTGCATTTGTGCGGCGTTCTTCCTCTGCCGCCACTCCGGCGCGTTCATAGTTATACAAAAATACACTAGCTAAAATCTCGGGGCTTTCACTTGATTGTACAAATTCGTCAAACGTCATAGGGTAACGTTCTGTTGGTATCCATACTACTTCCCTTTCAGGGTGTGCCCATTCTTCCCATATTTTAGCGCATTGTCCAAAGCCATCATCTATTGCATACCCTTGTTCACGTAACCAATTAGTAATCCTTGTGCCGGGTGTCCATCCCACTAGCCCATAGCCTAATACGCTAGGATTAGAAGGGTCTAAATTCTGCCATATTCCCGGATTAATAGTAGATTCCCTTTGCATATTACCCAGCATCCCGGAAATAGCGTTAAGTGTCCAACCCAATTTAGAAAAATAGTCGTTAATAATTAGCACATTATTTTCCATTTCAGATTGCGACAAATATCGATTGCCCTTTTTCCATTCCGTGGGAACGGGGGTGGGTTCTGGTTCAGGCCCTGGGCCTGGTGTTCCCCCTCCTGCAAGGTCTGTCCAGTCCTCAACAGTGCCATTAAAATAGTCTAAATCAAGGGGGCTTCCTTGATATTGCCATACTGTCCAAGTATCCCAGTTGGAAAAAGATGGTGTATCAGTTTCCCAGTGTGCAACCCATAGCCAATACCCGGCTTGTGCAATGGGGGCATATTTGCTATTAGTTGCCTGATTAGCCTGGATATATAAACCGGGCACCACACCAGTTTCTTCCTTAATCGTATCCAAAAATTCTTGTATCCATGAAACAGGATAAGATAGGCTTTTCTGCTCCCAGTCCAATGCAATTAAACACGAACCCACCCACTCATTTATATATTGAAGCATTGAGCGGGCTTCCTCCGCCCCTGTATTGCCTAAATCAGGACGGGCATAATGGTAAAAGCCTATTGGCGTACCGGTTTTTAATGCACTATTTACATGGCGTTCAAGGCCAGGGTCTACAAAGTTTACACCTTCGCTTGATTTTATAATTACAAAATCATAGCTTGAAAAATCCATTTCACCCTGGAAAGATGAAACGTCAAGTCCCTTTAACATGATACCACCTCCATAAAGGTTAGGCCCCGGTTTCCCGGGGCCTTTCTTTACCTATCGGCTATGAAATTCTTATAAATGTTATATGCCACTTGTGCAAGTTCTTCTCGTGTGGGCAAGTCTTTAGGCCTAAATGATTCAGGGTCACCCGCTTTGTCACCCACCATAATGCCGTTAGTCATAGCCCAGGCGATAGCCATTCTAGCCCATGTGCTTGAGTCGGTTTCCTTTTTCAGCTTCTTGAAATAGGCGGCAATCTGTTCATCAGCGATTTTTCTTGTCTGTGCTTCGTCCAAGTCGTTCACCTCCACATCATCTCTACCGCAGTATTTCCACCATTGTTCTTTTGTGCCATTAAAGTAGTCAAGGTCAAGCGGGCTTCCCCTATACTGCCAAATAGCCCAATTCGCCCAGTTAGAATAGGCGGGGGCGGTAACGCCCCAATGGGCCACCCAAAGCCCATAATCCGCTTGAGCAATGGCGGAATACTTGGAAAGTTTAGCTTGTGACGCTTGAATATAAAGCAACGGCCTAACACCTGTTTGTTTATAGACATAATCAAGCCACCCTTTCGCCCACTCTGGACTGTATTTAAGGCTATCACCTTCCCAGTCGAGTGCCATAATACAATTGCCAACTTGCCCGCCAATATAGGAAAGAAAACTCTTTGCTTCCTGCTCGGGGGTATTGCCTAAATCCGGCCTAGCATAGTGGTAAAACCCGTAGCATTTATCTTTCTGTGGGGTGGGGTCACTTGTACCAAACAGCCCGGATAAATGCCTATCAAGGCCGGGGTCTTTGCTGTTCTTGCCCTCGCTTGCCTTAATAATTACAAAGTCGTATTGATTGTAATTTACTGCACCGGGGCTTTGCCAACTGGAAATATCTACACCTAAAAGCACTTTTACACCTCCCTTTAGCTCGCCTTTGTCGTAATTACAGGCGTGTCTAACTTAGCAATCAGCTTTTCGATTACAATGGTATTGTTATTGATTGCTTTAATGACTTCGTTCATTTCCTCTTTATGGGCTTCACGTTCTGCCGTAATCTGTTCTCGGTTTTTGTCACTAATATACTTGACATACCATGCCATTGCACCGCACATTACGATAGGAAAGCCCACGGTCTGAATTAAGGTCACCACATCCTGAGCCGTCACCCCGTTCACCTCCCTTCTCTAGTTTTTCCGTTCTTTCTATGGATAGTATACCAGAATGGGGGATGGGGGTCAAGGGGACAAAGGATTTTCTTTAATTTTGAACGGGGTATCCACCAAAACAGCGCCGCCCGGCACAGTCTTAAAACGCTTCTTGCCGGGATAGCTTGCACCAACAGCAAAATTTTCCCATGTTACAAACTCGTGGCAAGTAGAGGGCATACCGGCACAGGTTACTTTTGCGGGTGCATAATACAGCTTCTTTTTCTTGAGCTTTCCTACTCTCAAATTGTTTGCTTTTACCCTGGCTTGCTTTCCCGGTATTTTATCGGGTATAAACTCAATATAGCACTTTGCACGCAAGAAACGGGCCTTGATAAATCGGCTTTCTTGTTTCCATGCGCCCAGCCTATAATCATCTATATCCATATTCTCCGGGGGTTCAGTTCCCACAAGGTGCAAACTATCGGTGTCGGCGTAAATAAAACGGTCAAAATTTGCCTGGGCATTTCTGATAACATCCTCCCGAGAATAAGCAGTTATAAAGCACGCCACAGGTAAATATAATGGTTCTCGTTCTTCTTCCTCTCCTAGTCTATACTTAATCATGTTTTCTTCCTTATCAAAATAGGGAATTTTGCTTTGCACGTGAGGATTTAAAGCAAACTTACCATAAAGAGCATTAAGCATAAGCTTGGCAAGCGTTCGCATTCCCTTGTTTCCTGTTCTAGTGCTTTCCTCTTTAATCCTATACCATTTGTCAATATAAATATCAAAAAGGCCTACCGCCGCTCTAAATTTCCACCCACCTAGCCACGTAACATCACCAATTATATTATAGTGGTCAAAAAATAATTGCAAGTCAACATTTGTTAAACATAGCGTTATTTCTTCACCATTTGAGCTAGAAACGTATTCAGTAGGCAAAAATCCCATATAGCCGTTTTTGATTTGTATGGTAGGTAAATGGTCTTTTTTCAACTCAAAGATGCAAGAAAAGGCCTGTATATACAGAGGATAAAATTCATCTTGTATATATTGGGCTTCAAAATGTTCCCCCACATCATAGGGAAGGGGCTTAAACTTCATCATAGAGGGGTACATACTATTCTTATCATAAACAACTCCGTGGCCTATATTACGCCCCTGATACTTTGGGTTGACATAGGTAAAACCGCCTTTATAGGCTTGTCTAATATCAGCATCATATACAGGGGGTGGAAATATTAAATCAAATTTTCTATCAAGAGTTGATTTAAAATCAGATAAAGCATTACTACCTTGTGTCATCTGAGTAAGATCTTGACTGAATAACTGTTCAAGTGCCTGTCCCACAATTTCACAATCGTTTTTAATGTAACTGTATTCTTCATCCGTTATTTTCCACCCAACCGGCCTAGGATATGAATAGTCTATTTCCCCTTTCTGAATCTTTAATCCGAAACTTTTTGCTATCACTTTAACGCTAAATGGTATAATCTTAAGGCTATCTAATATTGTTATTGTACTCTTTGATTTCATTTTAAGCTTGATAGAATAAAACAAGTTCTTGTCTGAAATCAAAGTGCTAAATTGATTCTTATAGATTTTCCTTTCCGTGGTGTGTTCAAAACCATTCCTAAAGAGCCAATCTATAATAAATGTGCCGTCAAACTTTAAATTATGAAAATAGATGGTGCAATCGCCTAAATCTGAAACTTTATCAAAAAACCATTCAATACTATTTCCGCATTCAAACTTTTTACTATCCATGTAATACAAGCCGCAAGCCCACACCCGGCAATCTTCTTCCGTTGTGGTAGTTTCAAAATCGGCGCATATTGTTACGCCTTTTCTTTGTGTGCTCATAGCTTACGCTTCCTGGTGGTAGTCTTTGTACGTGTTCCTTTACTATTTTTAGTAACTTCTTTCCATTGTTCTGTAATCGCCGCAAGACGCATTTGCTTATCTTCATAGCCATACACAAAATGCAATGTTAATCTGCTGTTTTTAGCTGTGCTTTCTACCATAAATTTAGGATCTAATTTAAGGAGCAAAGAACGGGCTTCTTTATATCCCTTTGTACCTTTAAACTCCTGTTCGAACGCCCTAAGATAATTTTTCTTGTAAGTTTCCTCTCCACGTTTCCAATAATCCACATTGGCCTGGTGTTGGAGTGAACGAAAATACTTATTAAAATTACTGCTATCTGTATATGTTTCTGTCCAATTTTTAGCGGGCTTTAAATTTAAATGCTCCATTCTCCCCATTTGCTGGGGGTCAAACTTCACTTGAAGTTCTTCTAATTTCTTTGCTCGCCTATTGTTAATCCTCATAAGGGCATATCGGTTCTCATTACGTTCCCACATGGTAAACTTAATGCCGCTTGAATTCGTATGGATACGCTCTGCACCTGGACGCAAATAACGCCCATATACATTCATAATTCTGTTATATTCTGCCCTGCTGGAAACGGTACTGGCTAAGTCAGAATATTTCAATTTAGGCGGCTGAAATCCAAGTTGTTTCTGCATCAAGTTTCTTTTCTTATTAAAGTCCGATACAAGCGTTTTTAAACGTTTATCATCCTGCTGTGTGTACGTTTTAAAGAGCGGTTTTTTCTTTGCCATATGGCACACCTCCCAGAAAATAGCGGAAAAGGGGAGGGGCCGCTATTCCCCTCCCCATTTTCCGGGATAGATATTGAAAAAAGTTTGTAGCTTGTAAACTACGCATAAGGCCTATACGGCCTGTTAAAGTTGCTTGGCTTTAACCAAGATTGCCGTTCCAGGAAACAACGTCAAAAGACAGCATACGCCGTTCTTTCACCTGGCGCTGTGTTACTTTGATAGTAACAGGGGCTTTCCAAGTTTCGGGCGTACCCACAATGGCACACATATTTTTAAGAGCGTTATAAATGCCCTTAGAAATAGAAACGTAAGTTTTCCCGCCCTTATCAAAAAGCACAATGCGGGGCTGTGACATAACTTCCCCGGTTTCCTGGTTAGGCATATCAACGGGCTGAATAAAAATATTCGTAATATCCAGATTTTCGTTGATATGGTTGGCAAGAGATTCGTCCGGGTTATTCATGGCCTTAAACAGCATGGAAGCTGTCTTTTCGTCCGTTACCTGCATGGAGCAATAGGGCTGGCCCATCTCGTTTTCTACTGCGTTGTAAAGAGTGATTGCGTTTTCCATTTACTTATACCTCCATTAATTAAAATTTACTCTGCTACCTGTGTGGTGTGTTCGCTCAAGAACTGAGCAAGAGCATCTTCGTCCACATCATAGGCAACAAAAGAGCGGTCAATGTTCACCACGGAAAAATCGGGGAACATTTCCTTCGCCTTGGGCAGAGAAATGCGCCCAATGACAAATTCCTCATGCAAGTCCACAATGGCGTTGTCTTGCTTGGTGCCCATCGTAATACGGGAAGTTGGTACCTTGATAATCATTTTCTTTTTCCTTTCTTTATCGAGTTTTAGAGAATCCGGAATATTTCCTCTCTACGCTTATAAGCGTACTACTTTCTGATGGAATTGTCAAGCCTTTTCTCAAAATAATTTTTAAACATCGGGCAGGGTGGCAGAATGTCCTCTACATTGCACTCTAACGCAAGCGCAATTTTAATGAGCTTATTAAAGGAAGCCTTGCCAATGTCGTTTACTCCCTGCTCGTAATTCTGAATAGTGCGTAAATTAAGGCACGAACGTTGAGCAAGCTCTTTCTGGGTAATGCCCATACATTCACGCATATATTTAAGGTTGGCACCTGTATTCATAATAGTTTATATATCTCCTGTTCTGTTAATTTCTTGATATACATATTTTCATAGCGGATAACGCCTATCTTGATACACTTGCTAAACCACTCCAAAGCGCCCGGCTTTCCTTTAGTCAGTAACACGTTTTCGCTGTGGTCGTCTAAGGTTAAGGCATATATAAAGGGGCAAGAGGGATCTACCTTATCGCTGATATACACAAGGCCCTTATTTTGGTCAAGAAAAACGCCATACTGAATGCCGCCGCATACTATTGTAAATTGATATGTAGCGTGCCCATCGTGGACAGCGATAAAGTCTGAATTATCTTCAATGAACTTACCACTAGAAGCATAATCGCCGTATCGGGTATTCTGTATCATCTTCCCGAACTTGGTAGTAGCACGCCTATTCTTTAATTCGGGAGAACCCTCTGCCCATTGATAAAGCACATTTTCGCTTGTCCAGATTTGGCCCTGTTTAATCGGTTGCACATTAAAAGCAGGGTGAAGGTGATAGGGGTTATAAAAGCTTGTATTATTACCTAGCATAAATACTTTTACTCTATCTTCCTCTCGGTCTACTGTATGATAAATGGAAAGTAATAAGTCCGGCTCTTTCCAACCGGAAACATAAGCGGAACGAGATCCATCTTCTATCATGTATTCATCGAAAATCATATAATAAACATTCGGGAAGGAACGTTTCTTGATTTTCTGAGATTCAGATAATGCGATACAGAAACCAACTAATTCACCATCAATAGACATTTCTTCAAAGGTGTATGTGCATTTCACGCCCGGGAATTCCTTGTCCATTACCTTTTCAAAAGCACGTTCCAACACACCGTCTTTCTTTTCCTGCTGGGTACGTACAAGATAAATGAATTGCTGATGTTTCTCTAGACAGCGATTTACAACCCATTTCTGAGTTGTATATGTTTTACCTATAGAGCGCTCGCCATTGATTAAATTAAAATTACGCTGATAGGGTAATATTTTATTTATATCCCAATACATTGACAATTAAATCACCACTTTATAAAATAAGGGCGCAAGAAATGGAACAGGAAGCGGCGGTGGAATGTTGCCCGGATATTCCTATTGTCCTGCATCTGGACCATGGCCCGGACTTTGA